TCACCACTTTTTTGCCATAGCTTCCTGAATAATCTCGGCTTTTAGCCGTTCTTCGGCATACATTTTTTTCAGGCGGCGATTTTCTTCTTCCAGTTCCTTGAGACGGCTCATCAGTGCGGCATCCATTCCGCCAAACTTTGAGCGCCATTTGTAAAAACTGGCACTGCTGATGCCATGCTCGCGGCATAACTCCGAAACCGGCGTTCCGGCTTCAGCCTGTTTAAGAATAGCGATGATCTGACTGTCGGTAAAACGTGATCGTTTCATAGAAATCCCCTCTGTATTCAGATTAGGAGAAAATTCTACTTATGCATGCACTGGTTTTTCGGGGGGATTACCGCTGGCCTCATACTTAAATCTTGTAAGTCTTCGCGCGCAATACTTTCCCCGCCGCGCCTGCCCGCTTTATAGGGCGCTTTTAATGCAGATGAAAGATCGTAAAAAAACCAGGCAGGGCCTGGTCTTTGGGAGGATAAAAGATCCTGTTTTGATCGTGCAGATCCATGCGTTATATGCGTGCAAGGTCCAAAAGTTAGGTGATGCTGCTCGTTTGCTACTTGTTGGCCACGTTAGCAGCCCGTAAAATTTCAGCAATGCTTATACCTGAAAGCTCCGCAATCCAAATCAGAGCAATGTCTTTATCATTCTTTTGACATTCGCAGCCCGATGAAAGCCGAGCAATCAGATTAATGCGCTCGAGTGTGACCATCTCTTCTAAATCTGACACCTGTTTTACCTCCCTGGTGTTTGCTATACTGTATGCATGAACAGTATAGTAAAGGGAGGATAGAAATAATTCCACACATATCTTTAACTTTTATTGATAGAAATGATGATGATAACCATATGAAATGGATATAAATCTTCATCTTTTGGCTGAAAAATCCCCCTCATCTGTCTCAAACAGACATAATGCTAAGAGATAAACATAATTTAAGTGTCAGTCCAAAACGCATAAAAAAATGCTATTCATGGTCACTTTTAATTTTATCATGTACGGTTTGTGCTTTTTCTCGCCATCTATCTTGTGAAGAACAGTCGCAGATATCTACTCATTAACCCGTTAGGTAAGAGAGTGATAGCTAACTTTCTCCAACTTTTGCACAAACATGATTGCTATGACTACAATATTTCCGGCAAAATAAAATCCAATAACTTATAGATAGCAAAACCAAGCCGCATCTTCTCGTCATGCCATTCACCAAATAATAATTTTGGAGAAAAAATGCCAATATTCAAATATTTAACTACTGAGATTGCATGCATAGTTTTAGATGGTAGTATACGATTCACTCAGCCAGGAGCATTTAATGACCCTTTTGAACTAATTCCTGAATTATATTTTCCCAAAGAGATGGGGCCACAAGATTTTGATTTCAGATTTGATGTAAGTGCCCCACGCCGCTCCTCAAATGAGGCTGATTTAGATGAAGAATTTTCGCATGATTATTGCCATGATGTAGCATCAAGAAAAATATTGGATGAGCTTAATAAAAGCATAGGTATACTTTGCTTATCTAAAAACGAATCATCATTGCTAATGTGGGCACATTATGCGAAAAATTACAGTGGCGTTGTAATAGAGTTTAATGAGGGCCATCCTTTTTTTAAAAATATATTCGATGTCGAATATCGAAAAATAAGACCAAAAAAAAACATTAGTTACTATTTGGATGCTAAAACCCCTATCCCTATTGCCGAGTTATGCGTAAAGCCCGAAACGTGGCAATACGAGTCTGAATGCAGATTAGTTAGCTCTTTAAAAAATTGCAAAAAGATCAAAGAGAAAAAAAATAAAGCTGGAGGATTTCCCATTTACGTCATGGACATACCTACGGAAGCAATCAAAGCAGTGACAATGGGGGAACGTATGTCAATTGATGATCAGCGAAAAATATGGAGAAAAATAAAAGACACCAACATAACACTGTCTTTAGCAGCCATATCAAATAATGGGTATACATTTAGAAATGACCTTGTCAAACTTAACGTACCGCACTCTAAAAGGCTTCCTATTTTAAACCCTAGAACAGCTCATATTTTTTGCAACCTCGATAATTCTTTTGGGGATGCAGCGCGAGCTATGATTAAAACTCATCCCTTAAGTAAAATAGTTAATCAAACAGTGTGAACTTAAAAATTAACTAAATTAAGCATCTAATTATAAGATGCTTAATTCCTACCCATAAAACTCAACCCAATCCTCTATAACCTTAAACAACACATTCTCACCCTCAAATATCATAAACGCCCCGCGTGTTATCGATTCAAGTTCCCATTTTTCAGGCTCAATCCCTTTAATAGCCAGCTCCTGACGTATAAGCGGTATCCTTGCCCGTTCTGCGTCGGTCAACCTGGCCGACGGGGCTATTTTTCGATACTTAAAGGGGTTCGCAGATCGCTGTTGCCGGTTTACCCGTGGGGAATCCTCTTTTACACGCGCCACAATCGCCCTCACGGCGGCAGTGTCGGTCCAGTCAATAACTGCGAACGGTGGGGTAATGAACGCCTCTGCGTGGCTCCTAGCTTCACCATTTTGCCGATTTGCAGCCACTGGGCTTTCGACCAACCCACAGTTATTGACAGGACTCCGAGGCGCGCCAGAGGCGCTTTTTAACGTCAACAGATCAACGTCAACAGCAGCAGAGACGATGCGCCATTGCGTTGTCCTGGTTTCAAAGACATTGGATTCCCCTAGATGCGGGGCAAAGATACCGACAACCTTTTTAACTTCTTCGTCATAGACATTTAGCTCGGCGGCTGTGCGACGGGCCACGCGTACAGTTTGGCTTTCGCGTGGCGTATTGGCACCGCCTTGCGCCACGATATAGGCAGCAAAGTTACCGGCATCGGCGGCGGCCCGTACTGCTTCCACTTCTTCGTCAAAAGTTTCGGTCAGGTTTAATGACCGGATGCGGCGGCATTCGCGATAAGCCCCCATCGCAGGCAAACCGATAGGGTGAAACTGCGGGATCCGCCAGGTAGCCGCCCAGGCGGTGACAGCGGCGGCGGCATCGGTAAGTAACTCGCCGGTTTCAAAATCGCGTTCGCCTTCCAAGGCGTAACCGTCGATATTCTTTGCAATGTATTTGGCGATATAGCCCGCCGCACCGCCTTTGTTCATATGTTTGCAGTCAAAGCGGTTCTTGGCTGCGCCGCGCTCGTCACCGTCTTCTTTCATGGCGTATTTGCGCATGATCTCGATAATTTGCTGACGCTGGGCGCGTTTGGTAAATAGCATCATATGCCAGTGCGGCGTTGCGTCATGGTGTGGCTCAACCACTCGCATACCGTAGACCTGCAGGCCATTATCTTTAAAGGCAGTGCGCATTTTTCCCCAAATCTTGACCAGGTAACGCTGGCCATCTTTTGGCGTGTAAGCCTCTTTATCCCAGTTACGGTTAAACTGAACCCGTTTCTCTGCGCCGACGGTACGTGTGGGATGATATTTTGAAGGGGTGGTAATGGTAATAAACATACCTACATCCCCACTATCAGCGGCGTATTGCTCAGTAAAGGCGATAGTATTCATCAACTCCATGCGGCGGATCTCCGGGTTGGAGATGCTGGCCATTACCTTGTCGATCAAGCTAAAGCGCTCGCCTGTTTCGACGTTCTCCAGCTCACAGCTCTTGAGATATTCCAGGTTAGATAGGCGGCGGGCTTTCACCTCACGTATTGCCTGGACGCTGGCATAGGACGAGGCGGCTTTGTCACGGCTAACCGAGCCGATAGCAATCAACAAGGCTTCGCGCCACTGCATACGCTGTGCCTTTAATTTTCTTTCCCACCAGTCGGCGTTGACCAGGCGTGAAAGACTGGCAATCGCTGAACGGGTATCCATTTTGCCTTTGCGATAACGCGCCCAGTGCATCGGCTGAATATTAAAAGCCCGCGCCATGCCGGCCAGTTCACCGTAGAGATTCGACTGAATGCGGTTTTCAAAAAGTACTGCATTATCCCCGTCATTCCCGGCGATCAGTGCTTCACATTTATCCTCGTAGATTTCCATCAACTGGCCCGCAATACGCTGACAAAGGCGTTTTAGCTCTTTGTCTTTCATCCCCGGCAGACGGTTGTAATCATCGGCTTCGGACAGAAATAGCGACGAGGCGTTAACGTTCATGCAATGGGCGTGATTCACCGAGTCAACGCGGGGCAAGATGGAGCGGCCCAGGGTAAATACCAGGTATTTATTGGCGGCGTGGTGGCCTTTTTCTTTCAACAGGTATTTGTGGCGACTCTGGAATTTTTCGGCCAGTTCATAGGGCAGGGTTTTAACTTTGGCTAAAACAGCTTGCCCCTGATGGAATTCATCACGGGTAAGCGGTCTTTCCGGCCCGGCAATTGCCGGGCGCGGGGCGTTCCAGGGGTAAGCCCATGGAGTAGTCTGGGCAGGGCAGGTGTTAGTCATAGTTCTGACTTTCAGGACGGTGGCGATATTCGATATCGCTGATATCGGCAGCGATAAAGGCGCTGACAATCAGCGCCAATAAAATCAACAGGACAAAGCAGGCGGTCATAACCCACCTCGGTAATGCTTATTTTTTAACTCAACCACTTCCTGACAAGTGACGCAGCGAGATACACCGGGCAACATGGCGCGACGTGCCTGGGGGATCTCTGCGTCGCAGTCTTCACAGAAAAAAGCGGACGGGGTAACGGGTTTGGCAATAGCTGCCGCAATTTGGCGGGCCAGCATTTCGGCCTGATAATTTTGTGCTAGATCGATTGAATCGCTCATACTTTTGCCTCGGTAATAATCAAGTGACTTAATGCCCGTTGACAAAGTTCGAAGAGTTGAGATACTCCTGATTTCATACCCTCCACATCGGAGACTCTTATTAAATAAATATCTTGGGCTATTGAGTGATGCATAAAATCATTAATAAGAGAAAGTAAATCCTGATAAACCGCAACTATTGAGAAACATAGCTCGCCGGTAACCTTATTAATTGTTCTTTCGGAAAAAATAAAATTACTAGATTTAATTATGACTGAATAGCGCTCATTAAGATGAACCATATCTTGTGATGTTACATTTAGCTCATTAATGTTAGAGACCATTAGTTCATCTCCCTGGTTTCATTTTGAATACGCTCGGCCTCGACACGCAACGCCTCGGCAGCTTCTATGCCGGTTAGCGCGCGCTTGGTGATATAGCAAGCAATCACCTCAAGACGGCTGGAGAAAAAGGCCGCTGCGTTTTTACGCTCGTCCAGCCGCGCCGCGTTAAGTTCCAGTAAAACACTGTCTACGGAGTGACTATTCCTGACAGGATGAGTTAATTTTTGCATCATGCTATTGCTCCTTTTTTAGGCAAAAGAATGCCCGGCGGGTTTACGCCTAATTAATAAAAATGATTAGTGGTTGGTATTTATCTTGCAATCATCTTCGCTGATAAACTTGGGTAAAGACTCAGTAAGACCAATTAAAGAATTTAGCGCAGCAACTATTTGTTGACGTTCGGTATAATTCATTTCAGAAAACTTCATCATCAGGTGGCGTGATTTTAAGCCAGCATGAAAGCAAATGGTTTTACGTATATGCGGAGGCTGACTATCAAATGTCTCCTGCGCTATATTCTTTCGCGTGCCGAACATCTCTTTTATGCGTGATAGATGCCTGATACCAATTTCACGCCTTCTTTCGTCTGCAAGTATCATAAAAACCTCAACTAAATAAACGTTGAAAGAATTTCTTTTTCTGCACCGGTTTTATTGCTGTGAAAGCTACGCTGTATTTTTGCGTAGGGTTCCAGCGTTTGCCGTCTGGTAGTTCAATCCAACCGTGGCCAAAATGCCTTGATGGACTTTGCTGCTTTAATAATGGAGCAATCGAAATAGCCATGGTGGTGACCTTAGCCTAAGCCGATTGATGCACCCAAACCGCTAATCACTTCAGCCGTGGAGGTTAACGCCGGGTTGGAGTGGATACGGGTCTGTAATGTCATACCGGCCAATGTTAGGCAGCGAATGGCAGAATTAATCCCGGTGGTAAAAGCGCCTTTACGTGATGCTGTCATGGTTTCGGTTGATATGGCCTCTGCTGCTACTGTGCCTACTGCTGCCGTGGCTTTCATCACATACAGCGGTAACTTATCAGTTGTTAACTCGTTGACTGGTACTGATGGTAAACAGTTGATCTGTGCCAGCATGCCGTCGAGCAAGGTAGGGTCTTCGGTTAAGTCAGTCAGCAGCATTAAATCTTCAATGGTCAGACGGTGACTTTGCTCAGGATTCAGCTTGTTACGCAAAACCTGAACAGACATACCAGCCTTAACACCCAACTCAGCAAGATTGTGAGCCAGAGCAAACTTGCGGCAGGCTTCGTTGTAGTGCTCATGTGTGGAAACGCGATAATCAAACATAGGCGACTCACTTTGAGTGAAGTAATGTTATTCAGGCACTCAATGAAATATTACATTCTGATAATGCCTGGACTGTAAGTGCGGCCATGTTTACTTCAACTAAGGCTCGAGGTTTGCCCCCCTTAGGTTTGATGATTAGCCGACCATCTTTAATCATCTCGCGCGCGGTCCCGATGGGGGTACTGGTTAGCTCGCAGTAGGCATCAAGAGGAAGGTATGGGACAGGTATCGTAATTGTAATATTTGGACGCATAAGGCAGAATCTCCTGTTAACTCATATCAAGTAACATTCGCTAATATTAAGCTTTCGTTAACCTACAAAGTGGATATTAAACTAGCTTAAAGAAAGTAATCAAGGAAAAACTTCCGTGAGCCTACAAATAAATTTCGAGTCTGGTGGCGGTAAAGTTCTGGATCGCATTCTGATTGCCTATGGATTCACAACAAAAATCGCGCTATGTGATCACTTAGGTATCGCTAGCAGTAGCCTGGCAAACCGATACAAACGAGACTTTTTCCCCTCTGACATTGTTGTGAGATGCATTGCTGAAACAGGGGTGAACCTTAAGTGGCTTGCCACCGGGGAAGGCAATGCGTTCGCAGGAGAAAACTCAGAAAATGCGGCCATCCAATCAGAGTCATTGCTCAGGGTTTCTCACAGCTTTTTAGTTGAAGGGAAATTAAAAAAAGACTCTGATTTAACTATCGATTCAAAGTTTTTCGCTTTAAGCACCGATAGCCGCAATCTCCAGTTGGTAACTGAAAACAAAATTCAGTATGTCATCAACGGAGATGCTGCCGAATTACGTGATGGGAAATGGTTAGTTGAAATTGAAGGTGCAGTATCCATCCGAACGCTTACACGGATACCCGTTGGTCGCGTAAGGATTCAGGGGGAAGGAACTGATTTTGAATGCAAGCTCGATGACATAAAGCCGATTGGGGCCGTAGTTATGACCTGCCAAAGCTAACAGAATTTATTAAGGGACTAATTCCAGTGAAAAATATCATTATTATGGTCGCTTTGCTTGCCCCAGTTGTATCATTCGCCACACCTAAACATTTTGATTCCATCACCAGCATGATGGCTGATTTTAATGATTACCCTCCTTCTGAGGGTGATTTCAATGTATTGAAAGAGAAACCTTTATCCGTAACGATATCACCTATGGTGATGCCAGGTGATGGCGCGGGTTTGATTGAAAAAGAACTACAAAAAGCTGTGGTTTACGCCGCTTATCGGGCATTCATCCATACTGACGCAACGCAGATTACAATTACATCCTTTCCTCGCGAGCTTAACTTTCAGACGCATAAGTCATTATTTTTAAAAAATAAATCGATAAAATTAACTCTAACGAGAAGTGATGCCTTAAAGAACGTACAAAAATATCTTGAGGTGACGAATCTGTCTGAGTTAGTAGAAGAGAACGGTACAACTTTCACACCCGGCTTTAAAAACTGCTGTTATTTACCCGAGGGGCATCCTGGCTTGAAATCGTTTTACACAACCTTAGCGAAAAAGTAATCCAAAACTATGCCAGTAAGAAAATTAGACTCGGGACTGTGGATCTCAGACTTCTACCCTTTAGGTAGGGGGATCGGGAAACGAGTCCGAAAAAAATTCGCCACCAAAGGCGAAGCATTAGCTTTCGAACGATTCGCACTAGACCCGGACAAAAATAAAGAGTGGCTTGGCTCCATTGAAGACAAGCGCCAGTTATCGGATTTGGTGGAATCTTGGTTTTCTGCGCATGGAATTACTTTGGGGGATGGGGAACGTCGCAGAGGTGCCATGCTTCATGCCTGCAAGTGCATGGGAGAACCAACGGCACTAGAGTTTAGTGCAGAGCATTTCTCACTTTACAGAGAAAAACGGCTTAAGGGCGAGTTTGCTCGATCCAAAAGAGTTGAAAAGGTTTCCCCCCGAACCATCAATCTTGAGCTGGCTTATTTTAAAGCAGTTTTCAACGAACTGATAAGACTTGGACAATGGAAGCAAAGTAATCCGGTTGAGCATCTTCGCGCCTTTCGAACAGGGGAAGGTGAGATGGCATTTCTATCTGTTGATGAAATTGAACTACTTCTTAAAGAGTGCGAAGCCAGCACATCCAAGGTGTTGGTAAATGTGGTTAAAATTTGCCTGTTAACCGGCGCTCGCTGGTCAGAAGCTGAAAGCCTGAAACGTTCACAGTTTACCCCTCATAAAATTACTTTTATCCATACCAAGGGGAAACGAAACAGAACCGTTCCAATAAGTGAAGAGTTTTATAATGCACTACCTAAGAAGAATGGCCCTCTTTTTACCTCCTGCTATTCGGCCTTTAGAACTGCACTCAAACGGACAGGCATTGATTTACCCCCAGGGCAACTATCTCATGTGCTAAGGCACACTTTCGCGAGTCATTTTATGATGAATGGTGGAAACATTTTAGTGCTACAGCGAATCCTCGGCCATACCGACATAAAAATGACGATGCGTTATTCGCACTTTTCCCCAGACCATTTGGACGAAGCTGTAAAATTTAACCCTTTAGCCAAAAGTGTCGCAAAAGTGTCGCATGAGAAACCGAACCCTAATTAATATTCGGTAATACTCGTCACATAACCCTCTGTTTTTAATGATAACTAGTTGATTTTATTAACTCAATTAACGTACTCATAATCGCTTGGTCACTGGTTCAAGTCCAGTAGGGGCCACCAAATTAAACAAGGACTTGCGTCAAAAACGCGAGTCCTTTGTTTTTTCTGGGATACTTATGGGATACCTCAGAGCGATAACATTAGATATCAAGCCATATTTTTCACCGACTAAATTCCTTTAAAGAAGGTAATTCTAAAAGTGATGAAAATATCCCCTCTCACGGAATCAACACAATTTTTCCAGAAATCTTATGCTCTTCCAGTAATATGTGAGCGTACGATAAATCAGTCAGTGGAAGGGTGATCCCAATATCCGACCGTATTGAGCCAGTATCCAATAACGCGCCGACCTCAGCCATGTCATGGCCTGATGAAGTCATGAGTGTGAAATGATATTGTCTGCCTGAGTTTAAGGCTTGAATAAATACCTGATCATCAGTTGGCGGCAATATGCTTACCAAAGTTCCCCCTTCACGAAGCATATTTAGTGATGCCAACGTTGTGTCTCCACCAGCAGTATCAAATACAAAATCCACTCCCCGTGGATATGCTGAAAATGGAGTGTTTTTGTAGTCGATGACAGAATTTGCGCCTGAAGCAAGAACCTGCTCACATTTGGCTTTTGAGGCGGTGGCAATGACATGAGCACCCAATGCACGCGCAATTTGTACAGCCATATTGCCGACGCCGCCGGATGCCCCGTGGATTAACACCTTATCTCCGGCACAAGGCCGGACATATCGGGTTAACGCTTGCCAGGCAGTAAGGCCAACCATAGATGCTGCGGCACAGTCGATATGGGAAACTGTTTTTGGTTTACGGGTCAAATCTGACGCAGCAACGGTCGCGTACTGAGCCTGTGTTCGCCCCAGGCCGGGAAAGCCAACTGAACCAAATACTTCGTCACCCGGCTGCCACTCATCGACTCCTTCACCGCAACTAACCACTATACCTGAAAGATCCCAGCCCAAAATTACAGGTGGAATAACTCGAGTAAAATTTGCGGCACCTTCTCCTATTCGCGTCTTGATATCGATGGGATTTAGGGCTGTTGCAAAAATCCGGACTAGTACTTCTCCGGCTTGAGGTTTTGGAGAATCGATATCTCGCAGATGGAGATTCTCAACACCTCCAAATTTGTCGAGCACCATAGCTTGCATAGGATTATTTTCCCTCCAACATTTTCTGAGTTTGAAAGTCGGGAAGCGACTCTATTTTGCAAGGGCAATACTAGTTCCTCCAAAAAAATTAAATCAATACCTTTGATGAATTATATGATTTTGGAAATAAGGCACATAGCATCTGAAAACCTTTGTTTTCTTTTTCTCACTCGCAGTCAGGACGTTTCAAATTTGCCCACAGTCTCGTATATCGATATCTTCCCGCAACGGTAAGTACCAAGGAAGTTCGTGTGCTAACAGAAGACTGGCGCGCAGAATATAACGAAGAACGTCCGCATAGCTCACTGGGCGATATGCCACCCGTTATCTATGCGCGGCAAAAACTGGCCGGAGATCCTCATTGGCGGTGGTACTAAAAACCGGAGGGACTACAAATGCAGCAGAAAAAATAATACTGACCTTGCTTGCATTGTTAAATTATGCCTATCAACCGTCGCTCGTTGGTCCGAGGCTGAAGAGCTTAATAAAAGCCAGGTCACAAAATACAAAGTCACTTACACAAAGACCAAAGGTCGAAAAAATAGAACCATTCCTATTAGTGAAGAACTTCATGACTCTTTGCCAGACGTTAAAAAAGGCAGGTTATTTAAGAGTTGCTATGGCGCATTCCGTTCCGCGCTGGATCGTACAGATATTGAATTACCCGCAGGTCAGTTAACACACGTCCTGCGCCACACTTTCGCGTCTCACTTTATGATGAATGGTGGGAATATTTTGGTTCTGCAAAGAGTACTTGATCATACTGATATCAAAATGACTATGCGATATTCTCACTTTGCACCAGAGCATCTTGAAGAAGCATTAAGGCTCAATCCTTTAACGAGCACCTGA